CTCGTGTTCTTGTAAAAAGTTTTTTGTAAATGATGGTGCACCTGTTTTTTCTGTTGTTGGATATTGTAATCGCAACATGTCAAATACATTTGCAATAGACCTAGCTGCCCAGATCTGTGTATCAATGTTTGTTTCACCTTTTATTTTATGAAGTAATTCTTTTTCTTGTGCTACAAATTCTTTTTTCATTTGATGTGCACGTTCTATATCTACACGTACACCTTTAAATCTCATGTCAACCAGGCATGGAAATAAATCAGACTCCAGATCAAATATATCTTCTAGATCCTGACTAATAATTTCTTTTTTCATCTCTTGCCAAAGTCCTAATGTTACTTCAGCATCACGTTCTGCGTATGCACCAACATGCATTGCAGGTAATTTATACATTTCTGATTTTGGATCTATACCCCACTCCTCTGCAGCTTCTGCGAGTGCAGCTTCATTCTTACCATAACCAAGATAGTGCCAGGATAAACTATTAAGATCGTATCTAAATCTATTTTCATCGGTTAATGCTGATGCAATCATAGTGCAGGCTATGTCACCATTTATTTTAAACCCCATGGATCGTAACCAACACACGTCATAGATAGCATTGTGAAAAATTTTTGTTGATGGTGATTCTAAAATATCTTTCAACCAAGATAAGACTCTTGATCTATCCATGTTACCACCACCTTCGTGTGCTATTGGAAAATATCCTTTGTAAAATTTTGTAGCTACAGCAACACCAATAACTTCACCATTTCCTATTACAGAGCCAGATCCTTTCTTTAACAAGTCTGGATCTTTTGTTTCTAAGTCAATCGCTATTTCATCCACATCACGAAGATCTGGAAATTCTGTAGGTTTAACCCACTCTGTCTGTGCTTCAAATTTAGGAATTTTCACTATAGTCCCTTTCAATAATCATTTCAATAAAGTGTATTGCTTTCAACAAATCTTCCTTCTTTCCCTTATCACGATGTCTGATTATGTATTTTATAGCACAACCCTCAGGATATAGCAATTCATTCTCAACTACAAACTTGCTTGGCTGAATCTTATACTTTTGGTAGTGTGATCCTCCGTGCTGTTTATCCCAAACTTTCGATGTCATAACCTTGGTCCTCCTTTTTTGCTGCCATAATGTATAGGTTTTGTTTTGTCCGTGTCACCCCCACATACCAAACTCTGTGTTCTTCATCAGCTTTGTCTATACTTTTTTCAGCTGCTTCTCTTATTGTTTTTGTATTGTCTAAAATTAATAATACATTGTCTGCTTCGCCACCTTTTGCAGAATGTATTGTAGATAGTTTTACTCTTGGATCTTTTCTTAATTCTTCTCCGTTGCTTAACATCTCTCGTATATACAAACACTCTTCATAATCAGATGTAAACTCATCATACCAGGGTATGTTTTTGTCATAACCAAATTCTTCTAAATTATACATCCTTTCTTCTGAAGGTGGATCGTCAGTGCTAGTATACTCAAACACATCTTTTACTTCAGACAAAGATAGCTCGTCACCTTTTTGCCATCTTATGTAGTTTAGAATAGTTCTAAACAAGGTTACCTTGTAACTCTTACGATCTTTATATTCAAAATAAATACCTCGTTCTTTTAAAAAAGGTTTAAGTCTATTTAATTTGTCATTATATCTTGCAAGAACTAACCAATTACCTTCATCAATTGGTACATCTTCAAGACCATAAACATAACTTACCGTGCCTTGTTCTTTTCTTGCTTTCCAATTTTTTTGTACACGTCTATTTCTTGGAATTAAATCTAATATCTTGTCTGCTAAGTTTTGCACACTTTGTGGAACCCTGTAAGATTGTGGCAAAATTATGTCTTTCTTTGAAATTTCTTGCTGAAATTTTTTTACATCTGCACCTGCCCAACCATAAATCGCTTGATCATCATCTCCTGCTAGTATAACATATTTGCTATTTTCCTTGATAATATTGAACATTTTCCATTGTATCGGTGATAAATCTTGTGCTTCATCAACAAATGCTACGTCATATTTTGGACATAATTTAGACACAATAAATTTTTCAATCATGTCCGTAAAATCTATCAATCCAAATGATTCTTTATAATTTTGAACTTCATCAGAAATAATTTTTAATAATCTTTTGTCCATGTCTTGTGAGTACATGTCAGTATTATATTCTTCCTCAATAGAAATATTTTTTATTCGAGCTGCATTAATTAAATTAAAATATTCGCTATCAGAATTTATAAATCCTGTAGACTCTTCACCATTTGCATAAACGGTAACCTCTATACCTAATTTTCTACCTATATCTTCATAGTGTTCGTCTTGCATAACTTGTGCCTTTTTCATACCAAGTTGATTAAAAGCAAGAGAGTGTAAAGTTCTAAAATGCTTGAGATCTTTTCTTTCAAATGCTGTGTGGTAGTCTAGCATTCTGTCTACTGCTTCGTTTGCAGCTTTAGTCGTAAATGCAAAGTATCCTATCTTATCTATGGGTGTGCCTAATTTTAAAAATGTTTTAACATATTTTAATAGCTTTGTTGTTTTCCCTGTGCCCGGAGGCCCGAATAATTTTCTACTAATCATAGTATGTCAGTCTTGTGTTTTGTTTTTGTGTGGTGTATAGGCACCTCTTCAAAAGATTTTATGTTTATTTGTATAATATTCTTTGTAGATGAATGATACTTACCAGCTTCTTTTGATGGAAACCTTTTCTGTTCTAAAAATTCTATCTCACATTCTTGATATAATACTTGCATCATACGACCTGTCTTATCCTCACCATACTTCCAGTTCTTTGCTTTTAGCTTGTCATAAAATTTATCAAACTTAAAGAATGCATACTCACCTTCTATTAATACAGATCCAGTTTTAAATGCAGCATCGCTCGTTGCTTTTGGTCCATTGATTTTTGCATGTATAACATCATGTAGTTTTTCTTTTGGTGATGTGCCTACAGGTGGCTGTACAACTTTCTGTGTTTGATATAGTGCATCCATAATAGTTTGCTCCTCATCATTTTTAATTAATGGTGGTAAGAATCCTGCAGCTTTTGATATTGAATTACGTCTTTTACGTTGATCGTTTAGATGCTCTACATTTCTACAATGCACTGTGGCTGTACCAATACCATCAGGTTTTGTTACATCAAATTCATATTCTGGTTCTGGATCTAGGTCTATCTTTTTTAAATTTGTCAACACAGGATAAGATCCTTTTGATCCTGCCAACACTCCAAATTTTTTCTTAACACATATACCTTTTTTACAATTCTCACTTAGTGGACTTTGTGTACAGGTATATCCTTTAGAACTTCTATTCCACGATTTTACTTTTTGATTCAAAAACTTTTGATCCCACGCATTTGCATGGACGCCGGCAAAATATTTTACTGGTGCATTCATAACTTTCTGTTGCCAGTTGTCTGGATACTTCATCTTAACCATGACATGATAGTTATACATAAATCTATCTTTGCCATCAAAATTTTCATTCTTAGATAATTTAGATATTGCTGCTAGACATGGTGGACCTTCTGTAAACTCTTCGTCAACACCCTCCATACTCTTGTGTTCAATCTCTTCTGTAATTCCTTTCAGTCTTTCTTTTGTAACCAGGTTTGCACTGATTACTTTCATAAATTCATCTAGTGTAAATGGTGTGCCATCTACGTTCAAAGCTTTACGCTCCTCTCCAAAGTATGGTAGGTTTATAAATTGTCCTGGTCGTAGTTGACCTGTTTCACTATCTTTTGTTAGCTGTGTTTGTTTTGGAAAAATTTCTGTATCTTGTTTAAGTCCAAACAAAGATAATAAATTTGTAAGAAAAGATTTTACAGTCTTAGAATCTGTAAACGTATTCATGAATAAAAATAAATGTAAACCACCACTCTTAGATTCTACTGGTAGTAAAGGTAATTCGTATTGTTGTATAATATCTATGTAATCTTTTTTATTAAATTCAGCATAGTCTTTTGGATCTATGTCTATGACTCCAAATTTTACTTCTGAGTCTTCTGTACATGGTTGTATACCAATAGATAGTTTACCATCTAAATGTTGTTGATAAATATCTTTTGTAAGTTCTTCAAAGTTCCACCTATATACAGGTTTCTTTTTACCTGTTTCAGGATCTATCTTGGAGTCTTGGTGATTGAAGTCAGCCACACCATAAGCATT